ATCGCACAAAGAACTCGTCGTGGAAAGGGTAACATCATCATGTGTTCTGCTGACGTTGCGTCTGCACTAACCATGGCTGGTGTACTTGACTACACTCCTGCACTCAACGCTAACCTTAACGTTGATGACACAGGTAACACATTTGCTGGTGTTCTTCAAGGTAAGTATCGTGTATACATCGATCCTTATTCTGCCAACCTTACAAGTGCTAACGCAGCACCTACAGGTGGTAACCAGTATTACGTCTGTGGTTACAAAGGTTCTTCACCTTATGACGCTGGACTGTTCTATTGCCCTTACGTTCCACTACAGATGGTTCGTGCAGTGGGTGAGAACTCCTTCCAACCAAAAATTGGATTTAAGACAAGATATGGTCTTGTTGCAAACCCATTCGCAGAAGGAACAACTCAAGGTCTTGGTGGATTACTTTCCAACCAGAACCGCTACTACAGAAGAGTGGCTGTTAAAAACCTTATGTAAGACAGAAGGATATATATCCTCTTACAACAAAGACTCCCTTTCGAGGGGGTCTTTTTTTTATCTAAATATACGTAGGAGACCTGCTTTCTACCATGATTTGCAAAACTAGAATGACTCGTGAAGATCAACAAAAGTGGAGACTTAAAATGCTCCGTTTTTGGGAAGAAAATTTAGAAGTGAGACTTGCTGGTATTAAAGCCTCTAAAGAGAAACTTGAAGAACAAATGAATAGAGAAGATGCCTAAATCCCGTCCATCACAAATTGAGAATAGAAATTTTCTAGCACCTGTAGGTTTTAAATTTAACCTTAAAAGAAGTCCAGGTGCAGCATTTTTCTGCAACCAAGCAAACATTCCTGATATAACATTAGGTGTAACAGAACAACCTAACTATCTCCGTATGATTCCTACACCAGGAGATATGATGGATTTTGGTGATTTGAATATAAGATTTTTGGTTGACGAAGATCTTACAAATTTTATGGAGATTCAAAATTGGATGAGAGGATTAGGGTTCCCAGAGAGTATTCAAGAATTCAGAGATCTTGAATCTAGTGGACCATTACCTAGAAAAGATTTTGTTAAGTCTGGTTCTGACATTTATTCTGATGGTACATTACAGATTTTAAGTAGTAATATGGTAGCAAAGTTTAATGTTAATTTTAGAGATTTATTCCCTACAAGCTTGACAACTCTAACTTTTGATGCTACAGATACAGATATAGAATACTTTACAGCAAACGCAAGTTTCAAGTATAGTGCATATAACCTAACCAATTTACAGAACGAACGTTTATGATTGATCTGGAGTCGCTCCAGAAGATGTGGGAAGAAGATTCGGAAATAGACAAAGATAATCTACATGATGAATCATTGAAGATACCACAACTTCATGCAAAATATTTTGATCTTTATAATACAATATTTCTCTTAAGAAAGAAAGCAGATCAGCAAAGGAAAAACATCCGTCATGAAAGGTATGAATACTTTTCAGGTAAATCAGATCCAGATGTGTATATAAAAGATCCCTTCCCAAAGAAGATAAGGGATAAGGATACTATGCAGAAGTACCTGGATGCTGATGGGAAACTTTCAAACTCATCTCTTAAAATAGAATACTATGATACGATGCTTACATATATTGAAAGCATACTTAAAGTAATACAGAACAGAACTTTTCAAATAAAAAATGCAATTGAGTTTATGAGATTCCAGTCTGGGTTGGGTTGACAAGGCTAACTAAATACCCATAGATGAATGGGTTAGTTGATTGACACAGGTGCTAATGTTGTTATAGGTAAAGCAAACGAAGTCTTTTTACAGATTAATGCTGAACCTCATATACAATACGAATTAAGAGACCACTTTACCTTTGAGGTAGAGGGTGCAAAGTTCATGCCCCAGTACCGTAAAAGAAATTGGAACGGAGAGATACACTTATTCGATTTAAGAACAAAGAGAATATATATTGGACTACTTGATAAGATAATATCATTCTGCGAGAGACACGATTACACATATAAGTTTATAGATAACGAATACTATGGTTCTCCCTTCGAAGTTAATGAGGGGATATCATACCAGGGTGTTAAAGATTATATGACTGCTATCTCTAAACATAAACCTAGAGATTATCAAGTTGAGGGAGTATGTGATGCTTTAAAGCATAATAGAAAATTATTGATATCTCCAACTGCGTCAGGCAAATCGTTGATGATTTATAGCCTTGTACGGTACTATGTGGATAAAGGCGAAAAAATTTTGTTAGTAGTTCCAACGACCAGTCTCGTGGAGCAGATGTATAAAGATTTTCAGGATTACGGTTGGAATTCGGAGTCATACTGTCATAGAATATATGCGGGCAAGGAAAAAACAAATGAGTTTCCTGTTACTATTACTACATGGCAATCAGTTCATAAACTAGATCGTAAGTTCTTTACAGATTATGATGTTATAATAGGGGATGAGGCACACTTATTTAAAAGTAAGTCTCTAGTATCTATAATGACAAAACTAGAACATGCAAAATATAGATATGGATTTACAGGAACACTTGATGGAACACAAACACATAAGTGGGTATTAGAAGGACTGTTTGGTCCATCATATAAGATTACCAATACTACAGATTTGCAGGAAGCAGGACATCTTGCTAAATTAGATATACAGTGTCTTGTTCTTAAACATCCTCCGAAAAAGTTTGAAAATTACCAGGATGAAATAGAATATCTTATTAGTCATGAACAAAGGAATAAATTTATAACAAACTTGACATTAGATTTGAAAGGTAACAGTCTTGTATTGTACAGTAGAGTAGAAGCCCATGGTGCAATACTTTACGAAAAGATAAATAATAATAAGCAAAGTGATAGAAAAGTATTCTTTGTCCATGGTGGAGTGGATGCTGATGAAAGAGAATTAATCAGAGAGATTACCGAGAGGGAAAACAATGCAATCATCGTCGCTTCCTACGGAACATTTTCTACAGGCATTAATATTAGAAATCTCCATAATGTTATCTTTGCCTCACCGTCAAAATCGAGAGTTAGAAATCTTCAAAGTATTGGACGAGTACTTAGGAAAGCAACTAACAAAGTAAAAGCAATCCTATATGATATATCTGATGACTGTACTTACAATTCTCGTAAGAACTATACATTAAATCACCTCATAGAGAGAATTAAAATCTATAACGAAGAAAATTTTAATTATGAAATAATCACTATACAACTAAAGAAATAATTATGGAAGACGATTTTTACGGAACAATTAAATTTAAAAATGGTGAAGAAGTATTTGCCAAGATAGCAGCATCTGAAGAAACAGATCGTACTATGTTAGTAATACATCATCCCATTACTGTCAGTGAAGTAAAATCTCGTGCTGGCACCGTCGGTTATAAAGTAGAACCTTGGTTAAAGACTACAAGAGAAGATATGTTTATTATCAATATGGATAATGTTCTTACTATGTCAGAGTCATCTGATGTGCATATGATTAGAATGTATCAAAGGTTTGTACAAGATACTGATAGAGATAGTAAGAATCAACCCAAAATTTCTAGAAAGATGGGTTATATAGCAACTGTTAATGATGCTAAAGATATTTTAGAGAAGCTTTATAAGTCTAATCCTCATAAAGAAAGTAGTAGCTAGAGGTTCCCTTGAACCCCGACAGAGTTATTTTACACACAATATATCAACTTGTCAACTGTCTACATAAGTGTTATAATATCTACATACATAGTGAGATATGCTTATGGCAGGACGAATTATGGCTAAACGGAAGAGATCCGAACACTACGTTAATAATAAGGAGTTCCTTGCCGCACTAGTCAAACTTAGGGAAGATAGAGAGATCGCAGAAATACGGGGGTTGCCAAAACCACCTATACCACGTTATATTGGTGAGTGTTTCTTGAAGATAGCAAATCATCTATCATTCAAACCAAACTTTGTAAACTACATGTTTAAGGAGGACATGATCTCTGATGGAATCGAAAATTGCGTTCAGTACATACATAACTTTAATCCTGAAAAATCCAAAAATCCTTTTGCTTACTTTACGCAGATTATACATTATGCGTTTCTCCGCAGGATACAAAGAGAAAAGCGTCAGTTAGAAATTAAGAATAAGATACTAGAAAGATCTGGTTATGATGAAGTCTTCTATGGAGATGACGGTGGTGATGCTGCTGACTATAATCAAATCAAAGATGCAGTTCATTCTAAATTAAGATACTAATGAGAGCAATTTATGATGATGTGAAGATTACTATCAACCTTAATGAGTTGGTAGAAATCAGAGCAAAACTTTTGAGTCAATATGGTGATTATTCAGAAAAGGTATGTGAGGGTGAGTATCTAGATGGAAGTGATATTGATCGTATCGCAACTGGATTAAGAGATACTTTAACTTGGGATACTCTTTATCATATGATAGATGGTGCTATATTAGATTACATGGGTTTAAGATCAGCTATCATAGAACATAAAACTCATTATGGTGAGACTGCTGGTGAAGAACCTGCTGCTACATTTGAGAAAGAAAGGAAAGCGAGAGCAAAATATGTTAAAGAGCATTTTGAAATGGTCACACTAGATAGTGGATCATGGCAAATAGAAGTCCCTCGCCGTATAAAGGAATGAGATTAACTCAAAAAGTCATTGATCAAATTCAATTAGCAATGACTCATACCAAAATGAATGGTGAAACCAACTGGAAAGATGGTGATGAGATTGATGTGTGTCTTGGTGGAACATTTGCTGGAGATAAGTTTATAGCAATTCATAACAGAACACGTAGCAACACTACCAAAAAATGAAGATCGCTATCATTACTGACCAACATTTTGGTGCGAGAAAAAACTCAAAGCATTTTCATGATTATTTTCTCAAGTTCTATGAGGATATATTCTTTCCTGCTATTGAAGCAGAAGGTATTACCACAGTTATTGATATGGGTGATACCTTTGATAGTAGAAAGGGAATAGATTTTTCAGCTTTAACTTGGGCAAAGTGTAATTATTTTGATAGACTTCAAGAACTTGGATGCGAAGTCCATAGTATTGTGGGAAATCATACTGCATATTATAAAAACACTAATCAAGTAAATGCAATTGACTTATTACTTCGTGAGTACGATAATGTACATATCTATTCAGAAACAACAAATATAGAAGTAGGTGGTTTAAGTATTCTTCTTGTTCCTTGGATCAACAATGAGAATGAAGAACAAACTATGTCGATGATTAATAAAACAAGATCTCCTGTTTGTATGGGTCACCTTGAATGTAAGGGATTTAGAATACATAGGGGATATGTAATGGAACAGGGAACTGATATAAAAGTATTTGATAAGTTTAAGAAAGTTTATTCTGGACATTACCATACTAGATCCGATAATGGTAAAGTATTTTATTTGGGTAATCCTTATGAGATGTATTGGAATGATCTTGAAGATACAAGAGGGTTTCATTTCTTTGATACAGAAACCTTAGAACATACTCCTGTTAATAATCCTTACAGGATGTTCTATACCATCTATTATAATGATCACAACTATCAAACATTTGATACTCGTGAATTGGAGAATAAAATTGTAAAGATTATTGTTCGTAAGAAGAGTAGTCCTAAAAAATTTGAAAAATTCATCGATAAGTTGTATAATAGTAATGTACATGAACTCAAGATAGTTGAGAACTTTCAACTACAAGAGAATGAAGACTTCGAAGCCTTTGAGTCAGAGGATACTCTGTCTATATTGAATAGATATGTTGAAGAGGCTGAAATTAATCTTGAGAAATCAAGAATACAGGAAACTATTCAAAATGTTTATCAAGAAGCATGTGAGATAGTTTAATGTATATTCTAACTATCAATGGTAAAGAAGATGAGGGTGCATACTCTGTTAAGAATGATGATGGAGAACATATTCTCTATCTTTTTGAACAAGAGGATGATGCTACTCGTTATGCCTTGCAGTTAGAAGACAATGATTATCCTGAAATGCATGTGATTGAAGTTGAACCTGACATGATGGTTGATGTGTGTGAAGACCATGGATTTGGTTACACAATCATTACCCCCAATGACATTGTAATACCACCAACAACAAAGAATGATTTTATTTGAAAAGGTACGTTGGAAAAACTTTTTAAGTACTGGTAATCAGTATTCTGAAATTAATTTCCAATCTCATGCGACTACATTAATAGTTGGAGATAATGGTACGGGTAAGAGTACGGTCCTCGATGCTCTTACCTTTAGTTTGTTCGGTAAACCGTTTCGTAAGATTAATAAAGGTCAGTTAATAAATGCTACTAATGAAAAAGATTGTAGTGTAGAAGTAGAGTTTTCTATTGGGACAATTAGTTGGAAAGTATCTAGAGGAATAAAACCAAATACGTTTGAGATTTATAGAGATGATAAGTTATTAGATCAATCTCATAATGCTAATGATCAGCAGAAGTGGTTAGAGCAGAATGTGTTAAAGATGAACTATAAATCTTTTACACAAATCGTAGTATTGGGGTCTAGTACATTTGTTCCCTTTATGCAATTGACTGCTACAAATCGTAGAGAGGTTATTGAGGATTTACTTGATATCAAAATCTTCTCTTCCATGAATAATATTATTAGAGATAAGATTAGAGTTGAGAAGGAATGTATTAATACATTAGATCTAAAAAAAGAATCTCTTACTGATAAGGTAGAGATGCAAGAGAAGTTTATGAGTGAGATAGAGAGTCAAGGTAAGGAAAGAATTGAAGGAAAGAGAAAGAAAAAAGATAGTTTGAGTGATGAAATATGTATTCTTACAATGAAGAATGAAGGGTTGGAAGATGATGTATATGGACTTACGGAAAAGCAAAAAGAGTTAATCGGTGCAGGTGATAAGTTAGTAGAACTTAACAATTACAGAGGTAAGATATCACAAAAGGTAGCGTCTATTACTAAAGAACATAAGTTCTTCACACAAAATACAGTTTGCCCTACCTGTACACAATCTATAGATGAAAGCTTTAGAATAAATAAAATCGACGACGCTCAAACTAGAGCAACAGAGTTGCGATCTGGGTTTCAAAAACTTGAAGATGCAATTAAAACAGAACAAGAGAGAGAGCGTCATTTCACAAACCTATCACAGGAGATTACTAAACTAACGCATGGCATTTCTAAAAACAATACCTCTGTTTCTGCTTGCCAGAGACAGGTCAGAGAACTGGAATCTGAAATTCAAACACTTACCAGTCAACTTGAAAACAGAAATACTGAGCATGACAAGTTAGAAACATTCAAGGACAATCTCCAAGAAACCTACGACGCATTGGTCAGTCGTAAGGACACAATCAAATATTACAATTTCACATACGGTCTATTGAAAGATGGAGGAGTTAAGACTAAAATCATCAAGAAGTATCTACCGTTGATAAATCAACAAGTAAACCGTTATCTACAGATGATGGA